CGGCGTACGCCACCTGCATCCCGCCGAGGAAGATCAGCAGGCCAGCCAGGAAGGCAACAACGTACTTACGCATCATCAGACTCCGATTCCTCCACGAGGTCCTCGCATGGCGTCACCTCCTCGATGCCTGCCGGCATGTCGGCAGGAAGGCCACGCGGTGGCTTGAACAGGGCGCCGGCGGCGGCCGCCGACTGGAACGCTGCGGCGTGCATCAGCCCTCCCAGCGAGGGATGTCACCCAGCCAGAGCACCGGCTCCGAGATGCCATCCGGGTCACCGGAGATCGAGCCGCCGTACATCGCCGAGTAGCGGAGGAGCTGCTCGACGGCGACCCTGACCGGCTGGTCGGGGTTCGCAGCCCGGTAGCGGGCCAGAGCGCCAGACACGAGCGGGGCGGAGAACGACGTGCCCGAGCCAGAGCCGTACGGGACGAACGGGGCGCCAGGCGTGGCCCAGGTCGTCGGCGAGCCGCCGATGTTGCACACGCCCATCGCCACGATGTCGACGTTCTCGCCAAAGCTGGAGAACGCAGCGAACCCGTCGTCGGGCGTGCCGACCGTGCACGGCGTCTGCGGAGCGGTCACCAGGCCACCCGGCTTGCCGTCGTAGTCGGCGAACGCCGATACGGTGACGACCTCGGGGTAGTTCGCGGGCGACTGCATCAGCGACGAGGCGCCCGAGTTGCCAGCCGACACGACGACAGCGACGTTCAGCTTGACGATCTCGCAGATCGCCTCGTGCATCAGGTCCTCATCGGTGCCGCAGTCCGTCTCCGGGTTCTGCCCGCCGAGGCTCATGTTGATCACGTCGACCCGCTTGCCGGTCAGGACGAGGCCCGCCACGTAGTCGAGGCCGGCGATGATGTCCGCAGTCGACCCGGAGCCGGTGTCCCCGAGCACCTTGACGGGGATGATCTCGGCGCCAGGCGCCGCGCCACGGATGCCGTCGTGGTCATCGACCGCTGCGATCAGCGTCGACACGAACGTGCTGTGGCCGACGACATCGACGATCGGCCGGCCCGGCTCGACGGCGTTGAAGCCCGGGGCGACGTTCAGGTCCGGGTGGGCCGCATCGGTGCCGGTGTCGAGCACGGCGACGACCGCCTTCGAGGACATCACGCGATCGGGCATCCCCATGCGGGTCAGAGCGAACGGTTCGAGCTGCTCGCCACCGAGGTCGCCGACGCCGGACGGCGCGAGCGGCGCGCCCTCGACCTCGAACGAGCGCCGGAAGGTGACGATCTCGTCGTCCTCCAGCGCGATCCGGTCGGCGCGCTCCGCCTCGTCGAGCGTCAGCTCGACGGCGTAGCCCTCGAACAGGTTCTTGTAGACGTGAGCGATCCGGCCCGGCGCCTCATCGGCGGAGATGCCGATGTCACCCAGGAACATCTCGGCGTGAGAGGCCGGGTTGACCCCTTCCTCGACGCGGACCTCGAAGTCGTAGGTCTGCACGTCGGCGGCGGCGGGGATGGCCGGGAGAAGGCCCGCCCCACCCCCTATCACTCCAAGAGTGAGCAGTAGCTTCCTCATTACGCGACACCCCCCAAGTGGGTCGTTGTTGTCATTGGGACCAGCCTATCCGGTCCGAGACTGATCTGAGACTCATCCGCCCGTCTGGACGCCCGAGAACGAGCCAGGCCCGGTGGGCACGCTGGTGCGATTGATGGTCTGCGGCGGCTCGCCTCCGCCTGGCCCACCCATCGCCCCTGCGAGCGCACCGAGCAGCTCCTCGGGCGGCGGGGCGGGCGGAACCATCCCGCCCTGCATCGGCGGAGGGGTGCCGGGCATCATCGACTGGCCGGTCAGGCCCGAGGTGAGCATCTGAGCCTCGGCCTCCTCGGCCGGCTTGGCGATGTACTTCTCGTAGATGTCGGCGATCAGCTTGCCGTTCTGGCGGTCGCGCAAGATCGCCGGCAGCGCGCTCTTAGGCACCGCGCCCGTCTTGGTGCCTTCGAGGATGTCGGCGAACATGATGTCGCGGATCGCCTGGATGTCGACCCGGATCTTCTCCAGTTGCACGTCCTCGATGCCCTCGAAGTTCTCCTGGACGAACTCCAGGGAGACGATCCCGGCCTGCGCGGCCTGGATGCCCATGACCATCGACTCCGAGGGTGAGCGCCCGAGGCCGAGGCCGTAGGTCACGTCGATGTCGGCCGAGAGGTCGATGTCGGCCTTCGTGTCCACGTCGACCGCGAACTGCTGGTTGCGGTGCGCGCCGGCGATCGAACGCTTCTCCTTCGACAGGCTGTCGAGCTTGAACATCACCCGGAGCGCCTGCTTCAGTGCCCGGCGGGCGATCAGGTGGTAGGTGCGGATGACCGTGTTCATCATCGCGACCTGAACTTCGAGCGCCCGGCCGGTGATGATCGCGCTGTCCGTCTCGCCCTGGCGGGACTTCGGCCAGCGGCCACCGAGGTGCAGCCCGTCGACGAGCTGCTGAAGCTCCTGGTGGACCGTGATCGAGGACACGGCCGGCGGAACCCGGCCAATCTCGCCCTGTGGGCCGAGCTGGATGTACGAGCCGCCGCCGAGCGGCATCTTGCCGATGAGATCCTTGACCCACATGTCGGAATAGACCGACTGGTCGGCGTAGTCGAGGGTGAGCTGCTGGAGGCGGATGTGCGCCTCCATGACGCCGATCACCTGATCGAACTGGCCGCGAGGCTCGCCGTCGAGGGTCACCCGCTGGCCGACGATGACCTGCGACATCTTCGCCGGGTTGTCCTCGGACTCCAGGATGATCGTCACCCAGTTCGGCGGCTCCGAAGGCTGGAGCCGGTTCGTCCCCTCGACCACGTTCGAGTCGTAGACGCCCGCGATCACAGTCTCGTCGAGGTCGAAGTACTCGATGATCGTCACCGCGTGGTCCTCGAACACCCGCGGGTGGGTCCCGCGCTCGATGATCGAGTTCTTGAACTTGTCCTGGTACTCCTCCGGGAGCTGCGTCAGATAGAGGTCCTTCGCGAAGAAGCAGCGGTTGGTCACCCCGAGGTGGCTGGCCTCCGGTTCAGGGAAGCAGGTGCGCGGGTTGCGCCACTGGATGCGGGGCTGACAGCCCTCCTCCTTGATGACGACCCACGAGAACATGCCGTACCCGGCAAGGTTCAGCATCGAGCGCAGCGTCAGCAGCTCGATCTCGGACCCTTCCAGGTACGAGGTGCCGATCTGCTCCATCTTGGCGGCGACTTCCTTCGCCTTCGAGTCCGGTGCAGACGGCTTGACGCGCACGGACGGCACGAGGCTGGCAGCCTCGGCCGTGTCCTCCAGCCCGGACAGGATCAGGTTCGGGGAGTGCGACTCCTCCACCGTGTCGTCGTCGGGCAGCGTGATCTCCCACTCGCCGCGCGCGGCGCGCTCGATGCGCTCCATGCGCGTGTTGCGCCCACGCCAGCGTTCGTGGTAGCGGCTCCAGACGGCCGAGAACGTCTCCGCGGTCAGCGGACCACGGAGATCAAGCATGGAGCCACCGCACAATCAGGTCTTCGTCGTTCTGGACGCGAGAGCGGGCCTCGCGCTCGATGTACCGGCGAGCGCGGTCGGCCGGGTACCCGGCTGGCACCTCGACAGTCAGCTTGCGGAACCGGCTCCCGTAGATGCGGGCGCCGAGGCGAACCGTGGCCTCCCCGTCATCGGGGACGCCGCAGATCGGGTTCGGTGGTTCGAGATCAAGCACGGCCGGCCATCGCTTCCTCGATGCACCAGAGCTGGTAGCGCTCCATCGGGCGGCCTTCGCGCACCTCGAACGACAGCGCGGCCATCTCCACGTCGGAAGCGCCCGCCGGGGCGGGGAAGTACACGGCTCGATGCGGTGACTCAGGCCCGCCGCCGGCGGGGCGAAGCATGAACTCCCCCTCGGGGTCCGGGACGAAGGTGCAGGCCACGACCTCGCCCTCGGCGAGGGACAGTTCAGACGGATCGGATGCGGAGGCAATCACTATCAAGCCCCCCGGCGCACCATCACCGAGCGGTTGACGTTGACCAGGCGGCGCTCCTCCAGGTCCGAAGCCGGGATGCCACGCTGCTCCTCGTACGTCGCGCGCCGCAGCGTGCCGTTCGCCGGGTCCCACACCTGCCGGCGGCTCGTGATCCGCTTCGGCCAGCGCGCGGTGCCGCCGACATCGAACGGCTCGATGAGCTGCGTCTGCCAGAACTGCTTGATCCCCGTCTCGGCGATCCAGAACGCCATCACCATGTCGGTGACGAGGCCGTGAGGGAAGCGGACGAGCTGATGCTCCAGGTCGCTGACCTTGCGCCGGGTGTTGATGTCGCCCCACGGCAGGTTGACCACGCCGTTGTGGAACAACGGCGCCATCGCCTGCACGCCGAACTCCGGGTCGTGCTTGCCTCCCCGGCCTCTCCCGCCGTGTGTGAGGTGGCCGGTGACGCGCACGCCCTTCTCCGCGAGGGGAACGAGAAGCTCCTGGTTGTACTGGACGAGCTGCGACTGCAAGCCGTTCGCCTCGACGATCAGCTCGCGCGGCTTGTACAGCGCGACCCACTCGAAGATTTGGTCCTTCAACTGGTAGGCCCGCATCTGCTTGACGTTGACGATGTCGACCAGGTAGCGGACCCCGATCCGCGGGTCGACCGCGATGCAGACCATCGAGGTGTAGCCGGCCTGCTCCCCCGCGCCCGCCGGGTCGATGCCGATGAACGTCACACACCCCGGAGGGACGTGCCCGAGCGAGCGCGTCTCGTCGTGGCAGCGCTTCAACTGCTCCTCGGTGAAGATCGCCTCCGTCGTCGGCACTTCGGCGTTCTGGTAGATCAGCTCGAACTCGGCCGGCGTCATCCGGCCACGCGCGCGGTTCGCCGCGTCGATGCCGAAGTGGTCCGGCCACAACGTGAGGCCGGCGTGCTCGTCGATGATGCACGAGCGCTTGTAGACCTTGTAGTCCTTCAGCGGCATCAGGTGCGAGTAGATGTCGTCCGGGTGGATGCGCGTCCCGACCGCGATCAGCTTCCCGTTGTCGCCGACGCGCGAGTCGTACTCGCGCACGATCTTGCGCCGCATCTTCTCGACCTGATCCGGGTTCGACTGGTTGTCGACATCCGCGAGGTCGTCGAGGATGATCTTGTGCTG